AGAAGCCAAGCAAATCATGGACAAGATGTCCGTATTCATGAAAGGAATTTGATATGACCTCAGTCGTACCCAACCATGCAGACTGCGAACCGATGAGCGATGCAGACCTCAAGCGCATTGACCGACTGCTTGCCAAAGCCCGTACCGCATTGGTACTTGAGCATCCCTTCATCGGCAACATCGCATTGAACATGCCGTTCGTAGCTGACCACAGTATCCGTACTGCCATGACCAATGGCAAGGAGATACGATACAACCCTCGCTTCATGGATAGCTTCGGTGATGAGGAACGCAAGTTCGTAGTAGCACACGAGTGCTTTCACCCTATGCTTGAACACAACTTCCGTAGAGGTGAACGACAACACAAGCGGTGGAACAAGGCAGGTGACTATGTGATTAACCAACTGCTGACCGATGAGAACATTGGCAAGATGCCATCCTTCGGACTGCTTAACCCACAACTGTACAAGGCAGGTGGTGGTAGCACCGATGGTATCTACAACTTGTTGCCCGATGAACCCGATGACGGCTCAGGTGGTGATGGTACTGAAGCAATGGATGACTGTGCAGATGGTGGCGGTAGCCCTGCCGAACAAGCACAACAACAAGCCGAGTGGAAAGTACGAGTAGCACAAGCGGCACAAGCCGCTAAGATGATGGGCAAGATGAGTGCAGGACTTGAACGCTTAGTCAGTGAGGTACTTGCACCCAAGGTAGACTGGCGAGATGTGCTTCGCAAGTTCGTTGAGAAGTGCAAGAGTGACCAACGCTCATTCGCTAGACCGAACCGCAGGTTCTTGTCACAAGGACTGTACTTGCCCAGTGCAAGTGGTGAATCACTCGGTGAGATAGCCATTGCAGTTGACTGCTCAGGTTCGATTGACGATAGAGTTCTTGCCCAGTTTGCAGGTGAGATTAACGCAATCAAAGAAGATGGCAACCCATCATGTATCCATGTGGTGTACTTCGATAGCCGTGTATCACACTACGAGAAGTATGAGCGTGACGATACGCTAGACATCAAAGCACACGGCGGTGGAGGTACTGCCTTCAGCCCAGTGTTCGAGTACTTCAACGAGCATGACATTGAACCTATCGCATGTATCTTCCTGACTGACTTGTGTTGCGATGACTTCGGTGATGTACCTCAGTACCCAGTACTGTGGGTGTCAACAGATGAGGGCACTGCACCCTTCGGTGAAGTAGTACTGATGTAAGGAGAGCAAGATGATTACATATGTAGAACTCATGGTGCTTGCTGTATATGCGGCAATGGCAGGGTACATCATGTACCTGCAACACCAACTCAAGAAGGCTAAACACGCATGTGAAATGCTTGCAATGGTAGTGCGTGACATGGTGAATGGTGATGTTGAAATCGAAAGGACAGACGATGGAATCCACATTAAACATAACGGAAGCAACGCTTGATAAGTACCGCCATATCAATGTAGACCATATTGATTGGTGGGATAGCACCGAGGAGTGCTACAAGGAGGACATGAAGGAACAGGGTATCTATGTAAGCGACATGTACTTCAGTGGTTTCTGTTCTCAAGGTGATGGTGCTTGCTTCAGTGGGCATCTTGATGATGTACCTTTGTTCATTGAAAAGAACTTCAAGCCTGATGACTACCCAATGATACGCAAGTTGTTGGATAGTGGTGGCTCACTGAAGTTCAGCGTAGAGCATAGCGGGCACTACTACCATGAGAACTGCACTCGGTTTTATATCGAGGCTGACCGACTAGAGTATTGCGTAAATATGCCGACAGAGTTTCATGAACAGATAGTAGAACAGTGGGATAAAGAATTGGATAACGAGATTGTAGATTTTGAGAAGCAAAGCATAGAGATATTCAAGAACCACATGCGAGAGTTGTATCGCAAGTTGGAGCAAGAGTATGACTACTTAACAACTGATGAGGCGGTGAGGGAAACCATTGTCGCCAATGACTTACAGGAGGAAAGCGATGACGATTGATGAACAACAAAGAGTAGTACTAGCAATCAACAACTTGTTGTACTTGGTTGAGGTGTTCTATCCCGACCCAGTATATGCAGAGCAGTACCATGTTGATGAAGTGGTAGAGCAAGGGCGCAAAGCCTTAGAGATATTAACCAAACAAGGAGAGTGACATGGCAACAGTACGATTTTCAGATGAGTTGAAGGGTGCAATCATTAAGAACGCAGAAGCTATCTTCAAGAAACAGATTGACGATGCGCTATCTTCATACCCCAAAGACTGGGCAGACCGAGTGTATGAGCGAGCCTTTGCACCATACATCCCAAGCATGAACGCATTACCCTCATGCTTCTTCACCACAGTAGGTACTCTTAACATTGCCAAGATTGGTGACATGCGAGTGGGTGTAGCCTGCGAACTTACCAACAAGCGAGCATACCCCCATGCCCTGCCAAACACTGATGACTTCCCAGTATCTAAGGCATCGTATGGTGATACCGAGTTAGCACTCAAAGATATTGCTATGTTCGAGGACATCAAGGTAGAAGCTATTGCCTACATGGAACGAGTAAGTACTGCACGACAACGCAAGGATGTATTCGTTGAACAGGTCAAGAAGATTATCAATGCACATGCAACCCTTGCACCTGCCCTCAAGATGTGGCAACCACTGTGGGACTTAGTGCCTGAGGAATACAAGGAACGCCACCGCAAGGTAGTAGAGCGTACCAAGAACGAGGTGACTGTGGATGTAGACCTTGGGTCATTGACCGCCGCAGTAGTAGCACACAAACTAACACGATAAGGAATAGATATGCGTACAGATAAACTCTCATACGAACAAGTTGCAGAATGGTATACCAAGGCAAGGAATCCCGAAGCGGGTAGACCAGTGCAGTCATGGGCACGGATGTTCAAGGTAGGTGACAACTACGAACTGCGGTTCGGTACTTCCGTGGTCGGTGTGTTTACACCTGACAACAAGTTTACATTTAAGATGACTGCGCAAGAAGCACGGCGCAACAGTATCACTCTGAGCCAAGCACTACAACGAGCCATTCCATTTGTATGGGTGCGTAAGAGTACTGGTAGGTATGTAGTCAAGCCTACCCCACAGTACGAGAAGTTCAAGGAGAGTAACCCTGATAACTATGGTGCGTGGAATTACTTTACCAAGGTAGAAGGCTATGAACTATTCGACGGCTTATGCTTTGACCTCAATACCTATGAGCCTATCAATGCCAAGCCCTCACTCAAAGACACCGAGGTAGTACAGGACAACAAGTTGGAGTGGCTTCGTGCTCTGCGTAAGTTCAAACATGCAGTCAAAGTTCGTGCTCGTATGGGTGTATTGGAATCCTTGATACAACAAGTTGATAAGGAACGAGTAGGTGTATCCCGATATGATTGGGAACAACCCGACTGGAACAGTGAATCATGGCAGGATATGCTATACACTGCACTCAAAACAGGTGAGTGCCCAACAGAACTACTCAAAGGTATTATCAAATCGGTAAGCCGTGGCTATTATCAAACCAAGATAACAGTCGATGAGGTAGTATCAGAGGTCGATAAGATATGTGGTACATATAGTCTTGACCTGCGTAGAAAATTCGGTGTGTTCAAAGAGTCAACCTAAGGAGATGACATGACTGATACCCTCAAGCGTGATGGTGCGTACTCGCACTTCATTGGTAGCGTAGCTACTGAGAATGATGGTGGGTGGAGTAAAGAAGTATGGGATGCCGCATGGCATGAACAACAAAAAGAAATTGACCTTCTACATGCACGGGTCAAACTGCTTGAAGAAGAATGTGCATGGCTTAACTCAGTAGGAAAAGACAAATGAAAAGCAAAACACAAAAGGTACGAGAGTACTTCCGCAAGCACCCGCTTGCCACACCAAAAGAAGTTGGTGCGAAGTTCAAGGTAGCTATGCCTATGGTGTACAAGATTCGCAAGGAAGAACACGCTGACTTCATTGAGCGCAGTAATGCAGGGCATGTGAACCCACAGATTACTGATGCGGTGACACAGTTCAAGCCAAGCAACAAGGCTGATGACTTACAGATTGGTGGCGACCACTACAAGAACATGGGTGTACAACCTTGGAAGGCTATGGAATCATGGATGACACCCGAACAATTCGCAGGGTTCTTGCGTGGTAACGCAATCAAATATCTTGCACGATGTGATGCTAAGGGTGGCATTGATGACATCAAGAAAGCCCGACACTACATCGACAAACTTGTTGAGGTAAGAGGTAACGATGATTGATGCCATTATCTTTGGCTTTAAGTTTATGTTGATGGGGATAGGGTTCTTGGTAGTTGCTTTCGTAATCTTCTGCCTTGTCCTTTACTACCTTGAAAGACGCTGATGCGTAAGCGCAGTAAGTACCGACCAAAGAAAGTGCTAGTTAATCCAGTGGGGTATGTGCTTGAGGGCATGACCCCAGTGGGTAAGCACGATAGCTTCTTGCTTGACCTAAAGATAAAGAACCATCTCTCGATGTCTAGTCTTACACAGGGCAAGGCTACTCGTGAGGACATGGACAAGCTAATCAGTATGTCGAACATCACTGAAGCCTTGTATCGCTTGGGGTTTGGTACTGACTACAAAGATGTATTGCGAGATGGAAGTACTGCGTTGCTCGACATTGCAAGGAGGGGGGCTGAGACCAACCGCTTTGTCCTATGGGGGGTCGAGATGAAGGCACTCAATACCCTGATGGAATTGCATGACGCACAGATGGAAGTCATCACCATCAAAGACATGGAGAGGGCAGTTGCCCTTGTAGAAAATGAGCGCAGACAAAAGCGCATGACTTCAATAATAGAAAGGAAGTGACAATGGACATCGTAACCATTGACTTTGAAACCTACTACGACAAGGACTACTCCCTGTCTAAGATGACCACCGAGCAGTATGTTCGTAGCAATTTGTTTGAGGTCATCGGGGTTGGCATCAAGGTCAACAACTACCCAACCGACTGGTACTCAGGCAGTGACCCTGCCAAGTTCTTGAAGTCGCTTGACTATTCAGACAAGGCAATCCTTTGCCACAACACTGCGTTCGATGGGGCTATCTTGTCATGGCACTTTGGAATTAAACCAAAGCTATGGCTCGACACCCTATCAATGGCAAGACCACTCCACCAAATGACTGTGGGGGGTTCGCTCAAAGCACTGGCTACTTACTATGGGTTAGGGCAGAAGGGCGAGGAAGTTCTTAACGCATTAGGTAAAAGAAAATCTGCGTTCACACCTGACGAGATGGCTAGGTATGGTGAGTACTGCAAGAACGATGTGGAGTTGACCTATCAGTTGTTCAAGAAACTGAGCAAGGGTTTCCCCACCAGTGAGTTGATGGTCATTGACCAAACCATACGCATGTACACCGAGCCTACGATTGAACTCGACAGGCAACTCTTAGAGCAACATCTTGAGGAAGTCAAAGCAAGGAAGCGCACCCTCATCACTGACATGGGACTCACTGGTATCAGTGACGAAGCAATCACCAAGACATTGATGAGTAACCAAATCTTTGCGAAGTACCTCGTCAACCTTGGGGTCGAGCCACCAACCAAGGTGAGCGCACGCACAGGCAAGGAAACATTTGCGTTTGGCAAGACCGACAAAGCGTTCACCGACCTGCTCGAACATCCTAATGAGAAGGTTCAGGTTGCGGTCGCCGCAAGGCTCGGCGTGAAGTCCACCCTAGAAGAAACTCGCACCGAGAATTTGATTGGTGTGTCCGAGCGCGGTCGCCTGCCAATCATGCTCAACTATTATGGTGCACACACAGGCAGGTTCTCAGGCGGTGACAAGCTGAACTTGCAGAATCTACCCGCTCGTGGGAACAACACAATCCGACGGGCATTGCGAGCACCCAACGGACAAGTTCTTGTGGCATGTGATTCGTCACAGATTGAGGCCCGCATGGTAGCTTGGGTAGCAGAGCAACATGATTTGGTCGGTGCGTTTGCCGAAGGTCGTGATGTATATAGTGAGTTCGCATCCGAAGTCTATGGTCGCAAGGTCACGAAGGCTGACAAGATTGAACGATTTGTTGGCAAGACCTGCATCTTGGGACTGGGCTACGGCATGGGTGCTGAGAAGTTCAGACGCACCCTTGAGATTGGGCAAGGCGGTATCAGTGTGAAGATTGACCTTGCCGAAGCAGAGCGTATCGTTCGCTTGTACCGACAGAAGAACCACAAGATTGTTGCCCTATGGCAGAAGTGTGGAAGCGCACTGGGTGGCATCGTGTCACGACAGACAGGTTCAATCGCAAAGATGTTGACGTATGACGAGCAAGGCATACGGCTGCCGAATGGTTTGTACATTCGATACCCTGCACTCCGTGCCAACGGAAGCAACTACGAGTACATCGGTGACGCACGAACATATCGTAAGGCGGTGACTGACAGGGTGATGACTGGGCAGGTGTCCGACATCTCGTGGACAAAAATCTATGGGGGTAAGGTCACAGAGAACATCATCCAAGCGATGGCTCGTATCGTGGTGTCCGAACAGATGACTGCCATCGGTCGTCATTACCATGTGGCTTTCCAAGTGCATGACGAAATTATCATCACAGCCCCGGCGACACATGCGACAGAGGCAGAGCAACATCTTGTCACGATAATGTCCACCGCACCTAGCTGGTGTGCCGACTTACCAGTGGCTTGTGAAGCAGGTCACGCAGAGAACTACGGAGATACCTGATGGTTGACATAACCAAATGCAAAGGCTTTGGATGCCGAGTGCGTGAGGAGTGTTACAGATTTACCGCACCTACCAGTGACTGGCAGTCTTGGTTTGAGATTACCCCAGTCAACGATGATGAGAATGGGTGCGACATGATGATTGACAACGAGAGGAAACAAAATGAACGTCACAAACTTGACTAATGTAGTAGGGAATAAACGCAAGGAAGAAGTTGTTGCCATGTTGCAGTCAGCACTGGCACGGGTAGAGGAGGGGGGTGCGACTGATGTGCTCATCATGCTGAAGGCAGATGACATGTACACCCGCTACTCCACCAAGATGGAGAGCGTGACTGAGGTGATTGCCCAGTTGGAAATTTTGAAGTACGACATCTTGCGCCGTATGCACGAGTGATGTACACTGGACTTTCCAAATAAACAGAGAACCCCAAGGACACCCCGAGGGGCTACAACCTATGCGCCTTAGCCACTCCTACTCATCCATTAAGTTGTATGAGAATTGTCCGTACCGCTACTTCCGCCAACGCATTGTTAAAGATGTGGTCGATGCAGGAGGGGAAGCCAGCAAGTATGGGGAACGCATCCATGAATATCTTGAGCATAGACTCAAGTCCAATGCCCTACTCCCCCAAGAGATTGCTCACTACGAACCACTGTGTTCATCGGTCGAGCGCATCTCACAGGGGGGTGAACTGCACATCGAGAAGGAGCTAGTCCTCAGCGACAACCTTACACCAACAGGTTGGTGGGATGCTGACGCATGGCTACGCAGTAAACTTGACATCCTTGTAATCAATGGGCACGATGCCAACGTGATGGATTGGAAAACAGGCAAGCGAAACCCTGACTTCTTTCAGATGCAGATATTCGCCGCCCAAGTATTCAAGCATTACCCTGAGGTGCAACGAGTCAAGACTTCACTGGTGTGGCTCAAGACTATGGAGATGGACACCGAGGTGTACAACCGCATCGACATCAATCCCTTGTGGGCTGAGATTATGAAGCGTATCCAACGTATCCACAGTTCATTGGAGCATGACAACTGGCCTGCCAAACCATCGGGGCTATGCAGATTCTGCCCTGCTCGGCACGACTGTGATTCAGCTAGGGTTTAACCTTACTTGACATTGATGTAAAGGAAGCTATAATGAGCGCAATGACACCCGAAGGCAAGATAAAACGTAAGGTTGTCGAGGTACTGAAGACACACAATGTGTGGTACTTCTTCCCTGCCAACAATGGATTCGGTAAGGCAGGTATCCCCGACATCATTGCGATTGTCAAAGGTAAGTTCGTAGGGATTGAAGTCAAAGCTGATAGGACAAAGAAGCCTACGGCATTGCAGGTGCAGTGTGGTGAACAGATACAAAGTGCAGGTGGTTGGTGGTTCTTAGTCTATGACCAAGACACCATCGCCTCATTAGAACAAGCGATAGAAGAAAAACTTTACAGGTGACGACATGTTGGTAGTGGAACAGGCAAGGACACTTGCTCTGAAATTGAACAACCCCAATCGGGTGCTTGATAGCATACCGACTGCCAAGACTATTGAAGTCCGTGGCATACCGCTTGTGGTTGCTCCCCATAAGTTGGATGAGGTAAAGGTATTGAACAACCTTGGCATCAAAGCCCCCTCACCCATCTTGCATTACTACGACTGGCCCGGCCAGTACACGCCGTATGACCATCAGAAAGATACTGCTGCGTTCTTGACGCTCAACCATAGGGGGTTGGTGCTGAACGAAATCGGTACAGGCAAGACCCAATCTTCTCTGTGGGCTGCGGATTATCTCATCAAATCCAAGCATGTAAAGAAGGTGCTGATACTTTCACCACTGTCCACACTGGAACGTGTGTGGGGTGACGCGCTCTTTACTGGATTCCCACACCGCAAGTTCGTGGTGTTACATGGCACGGCAGAGAAGCGTAAGAAGTTGTTGCAGAAGGATGTACAGTTTTACATCATCAACCACGATGGGTTCAACATCATTGCCGAAGAAGCCAAGGGGATGTTTGACTTGGTGATTGTGGATGAGGCGGCGGTACTGCGTAACCCATCGACACAACGCTTCAAGATATTCCGTCGGTGGATGGATGCTAACCCGTCAACACGTTTGTGGTTGATGACTGGCACACCTACACCGAACGACCCTACAGATGCGTGGGCACTTGCCAAGTTGGTGAACAGTCCATTCTGCACCAAGACATTCACGGCTTTCCGTGAGCAGGTGATGATGAAGATAGGGCAGTGGAAGTTTGTCCCTCGCCCTGAGTCAGTCGATATTGTGAAGCACATCCTGCAACCTGCGGTGCGGTACACACGAGACGAGTGCTTTGACTTACCTGACACGGTGATTCAAACCCGCCAAGTAGAACTGACTGCGGAACAGAAGAAGCATTACCAACAAATGCTCAGGCATTTTGTTACAGAGATGACCACCGATGGGACTATCACGGCGGTTAACGAAGCAGTGAAGATTCAGAAGTTGGTTCAGATTGCCTGCGGTGTAGCCTATGGTGACGATGGACAGAACATTGAATTGGATTGTGCGCCCCGCATCAATCTAGTGAAGGAGGTAATTGAAGAAGCAGGGGAAAAGGTGATTGTGTTTGTACCGCTGACGGGTACTCTACACATGTTGGAGAAAGAGTTGAGCAAGCATTGGTCGGTTGGTGTTGTCAATGGTGAGGTATCCTCATCCAAGCGCAACCAAATCTTCCACGACTTCCAACACGCTAAACATCCACATGTGTTGATTGCTCATCCTGCGACGATGGCACACGGCTTAACGCTCACGAGTGCGTCAACAATCATCTGGTATGGCCCGATTACTAGCAACGAACAATATGTTCAAGCGAATGGTCGAGTCGAGCGTATCGGCAAGAAGCATGTATCGAACGTCATCCACATCGAGGCGACAGACCTTGAGTACAAGATGTATGAACGATTGAAGAACAAGCAGAAACTGCAAGGCTTGCTTCTTGATTTAATTCAACAACAGACTAATAGGTGACACTATGACTGTAAACGTAGATGATGTAGTAGCGACCTACATGAAGCTGAGGTCGCAGAAAGAATCTATTGAGGCTGAGGTGAAAGACCGTGTGTCTACCATCAAAGCCAAGATGG